CTGGTGCTAGATTAGTTTCATCTACTTCAATAAGGAGGTTTCCAGATAGAACCGCGTTATCCACGGCCATACGCATAAAACCATTCATAAGAGTCTGAGTATCATCCATATTTTCAGCAAGACCGATACCAAAGAAGCTGTAAGGATTTAACTCGTACGGCGATGCGACATAAGGAATACGTGCAGGTGTGAAGGGGTTAATTACAAAGCGTAGTACCTTACCATTACAAATCCAACAGTTAATCTGTAGTTCATCAGTATCTTCATACTCTTTTGGTATCTCGATATCTTGTGACTCAGCCACCTTGCGATCAATGGTACCCCAAAATTCTAATACTTCAAAACGATCTACGCCGCCGCTACCTGTCACGGAATTCTCTGAACCAAACTCAGAACTGATCTGGTTATCGTTTAGATCATCTTCCCACCATTCACGAGTGTAGTTCTCGCCTTCTTTAACGGCTTCTTCAATAACTGATGGGCGGAAGTAAGGACGCTTCTTTAACTCGCGTAGTTGGGATCGTGTATACCGATGACGCTCGATAACATAATTACATTCTTCCATGTTGTAAGCGTCTGGATCAGGATAAAAATCCCAGACAGATACATGCTCTACCCGTGGAACAGTTTTAATAATTGGATCATACTCACCGGTATCTGTCCAGTTTGCATATTCTTTATCGTAAGCAAAGGGGCCTTTCATAATACCGGTTCCAAACAGAACTGATTCAAAGCAAGTATGACGAAGATGCTTAGTAGCAGAAGACTCCTCTAACTGGTCTTTAATTTTCTTTTCCATCTTTTTAGCAGCTTCTTGAGCAGGATGGAAAGTTACGGCAGAAGGAGTAACGCCAGGGCCTTCTTTTAAACCTTCTAGATCTTTTAGATCTTCTTTTAACGGACCTAAGCGTTCTTGTAAAGAATTTGAGGTATCACCGGGCTGAAGATCTCGACCGTCACCGGGATACCCATAAATACTTTCAATTTGTTTCTCTACCATATCCTCTGCTTCGGTTTGCTTCGGATCTACATGAGCAGTATCTACGACACCTTCGGGTAGAGTAGTCGGTTCAATGCTTAAAGGAAATCGGTTTTGACTTAGAAGAACATCAATAAGCTGACCATAGGCAGCTAAAACTTTAGTCTTGGTAACCTTAATAAATACACGAGACTTTTCGGCCTCTGTGAATTTAACATCAGGACCGTATAAACCCCGGTAGTTTCGGTATGCTCGTAGCCACCGATCTTCGTCTGTGTAGCGACGATCTTGGGCGCGATTATACCGTGATTCGATATAACTTACAAGACTATAGTAAGAAGAATCGTCTAGTCCGGCCTCGTCATCTAACACAACAATATTAGTTTTATCTACCATGTTTTAATATCCAAATACGTTGTCGCTAGGTTTCCAGCGTTTTTTAGGTGTATTTTCATATGCAACTCTAACATTAGAAGGTCGAGATTGTATCATATATCGCAGAGCGTCGTATAAGTGATCTTCTGATTTAGTATCTACATCTTCTGGATTACGAGGATCAATAGGAATTGCTGCTAACTGACTTATTAAATTTCTACAGTTATCTAGGATTCTAATCCCTGGCTCACCTGTGTCTTCATCCACCGCTAATCTTTTGTGCAACTCAATCTTTCCCGCGACACGAGAACCTGGAGATCTGTCTGAAGGTCTAAACCTACACCCGGTTGCATTAAGAGCCTCGGCAATAGATGGTCCTGTATCACCACGTTTAGCCCAACACGAGCTATCTAATAACGCATCTTGAATCCTACCGTCACTTGCTTCTGTTTCTCGGATAAGTTCCCCGAGTTTATCAGCAGTTAAACGGTTAACATACAACTCTCTGTAAATCCACAGGCAACCGTCAAAGTCTACTGCGCCCCAAAGGATACCTGAATGTGCCGCGTAACCAAAGTCCGCTGATCTGATTTTCGTCCACCCGTGAGGAATCTCAAAAGAGGGTACCACATGCGTCTCTTTGTCAAAGTCTGGAAACGCTCCGTCGTCAACTGCATCCCAATCACCATATAAAAATTGTTTTCTTTTTACCTCTGGCAAAGAAGCCAGCATAGAAATATAACTAGAATCTTGTGTTAAGTACGGATTATCCCAAACAGAAGCCGCAATAAATTTACGAGTGATCTCAGAAGTTAGGGTCTTTCCCTCAACCTCATATTTAACTTTTTCTGTAATTTTCGTGCCAGCCTCAGCCGGATCGATGAACATTTTTTTAACCCACGCAGAACCGATATTTCCTGGGTTACCAGTCGCACGCATATGCAAAGGAAGACTTGGGTCAGTAGTTCGTAAGGACGAACGAAGAAAATGCCATACATCCGGGCTAGCATATTGCGGCAACTCGTCCACGCCAATCCAGGAATAGGACTGACCTTGGTAACGTAAAACGTCTTGAAGGTTTTCACAATAGCCGAATTCAACTCGTGCTCCACTTGGAAAGTACCATGTATTTTCTTGGCTCTTAAACTTTGCTTTTGGTTCGATCTTCTTATAAATCTGTTGAGTTTGGAAAATAACATCTCTTAATTCAGGCATCGATCTACGAATTAATAGCGCACGATGCACTGGGTTATGGATAAACCGTAACGGTGCCACTAAGAGGGAATAGGTTTTACCTCCACCTCTAGCACCTCCATAAAAAACTTCACGCTCTGTTGCGGATAGAAAATTAGTTTGTGGGCCAGGATTGGCCTGAAAAGCAATCTCTCTATCTTGAACTACTTGGTCTGAAAAGTCTACACCAGTATCGACATCCTGTGGTTTTTTCTTTTTGACGGCTCGCTGTAGCTTTCGCTCTGCGATTCCGTGTTTGATTCTGCTTTGTCTTTCTTGATCTTTAAGATCTTGTAATCGTCTTTGTTCAGCAGTAAGACCGCGTCTCCGCTTCTTTCTACGTGTCTCAAGTTCTTCGGATGACCATGCGATCTTATGAAGTCTGGTTGCCGATAATTTTCTACCTGTTTCATTCTCAAGCCATGCTGCAACCTTGCGGATAGGTTGGTTGCCTTCTCTAATTTGTTCGACCGCAACCTCCAATTTATCCATAGTAGGATCATGAGGTATGTACTCTTTTCCAACAATGTTATAGCCATAAGGTAATCTACCTCTTGCTGGAATCGATTTACGATCTAAATGTCTGGCTTTATTCTGAGGCATATTTAATATTTTAAACTCATTAGACCATCTTTTTTTGGATAGCCCCCCTGATTAAAAAATCTAATACTTTTATTTTCTTTTGTGTCAAGTCCTGTTTCAGGATCTATACCCCCCACACGAACTCTTAATTTTTTTAGTTGTTCTCTTGTAGGTTTCTTAACATTTTTAGCAAGTACTAACGGACCTACTTGAATAACTTCTTCTGCTTCAAATACAGGCATACCTGTTTCTTTATTATAAAATTGAGATTGCCTATAAGGGTTCATACCCACTTGAGTCCATTCAGAATTTTTATTTTTAATAATATCTAAAGCTTTTGCCCAAGTTTCTTGCGGATCACTATTATAAAAATCTCCCTCGATTCTACCTATAGTACTTTTACCAGTATTTCTAAAACCACTTTTTGAAGTTTTATCTTTTACTTTTTTCTGCCTTGCAATATTCAGGGCTGTTGTTGCGCTACTTGTAAAGTTCACGTCTTTTAAAACTGCTACTTGTCCGTAGGCAAGTGCGTCACCTTTATTTGCTTTATGTATAGAAACAACCCACGTATCAAAGTTTTCATACGCAGGAATATCTAATCTAGATCCTACTCTCGTTCCATCAGGAATATCTACATCTACATCTAATATTTTATCTCGTTTATTTTTACCTAGCGCACCTATAATATCTTTTTTTTCTATAAATTTTGGAAAATTAGTTTCATCTATAAGTTCTATTGGCTGAAAGTTTTTTACAGTATTTCTAAATTCTTGTGAAGTTATTTTGCCTAAATACAAATCATCAGCAGCCTTTTTTACTTCAGGTACAGGAGTTTGCTTCTGATCTACTTGATTAATTTTTTTCCATTCTTCTATTGCGTCGGGGTCATTTCTAAATTGTACGGCTTTTTCTACATCTTTTTTTAG